TCCGTGTCAATGTTAGTAAAAAAGGGCTATCAAGTGTTTCTGTGGGTGGGAAAGGTGCACGTGTAAATGTAAGTAAGAAGGGTACTCGCACAACAGTAGGTATTCCAGGTACTGGCTTATCTTATTCTAAGTTCTCTAGTCATACTAAGAAAACAACACCTAGAAGAGAACCTGATTTTAATAATCCAGATAATGTATGGGGTTACCCTAAATCTGAATGGATAATCAGTGGAGTTATTTTATTTATAGCTTTAATAATTTTTATTTGGATTATTAGCTGATTTTTAAATTTTGATATTTGATAGGTTTATATATGAAAAAGATTGTTTTATTAGGTTTGGTTTCAATTCTTGGCGGGTGTTCAGTTGCTCCTATTCAATTGCCAAATAATGTATCAACTATAAGTGCTAGCTCAGCGGGGGATACATACATTGATAAAATTGATTATTCTTTTAATCCAACGAGTACATCATTCACTAAATTGAAACTATGTGCTGCTGAAACTTTCCAAAATGATGATATTGTTCTACATGACCAAGCTGGTAGTTTCATGGGGGCATATACAGGTAGATATTATGAAAATAATAATACTCAAGTTCATCAAGGAAAGTCTATTTTTAAATATCTAGATGAAAATGAAAAAACATTCATTGCAAATGGCAATGTAAAAACAAAGGGGCAGCAAGCAGGTCTTATTACAGATTTTGTTAAATATGATGCAAAGATTGCTCTGAAAGAAAATAAAGTTCAATTTGTAATGAGCAATATTTTGAGAGCTCAACAAAATACAGGTACATCTAGTAACAATGGTTTTAGGCAGGTTGGGACATGGGCTGGAGCACGTGCACCAGGTGTTATTGAAGCATTAGATGGTGTGGCTCATAAATATCAAAACTGTGTTCAAGCTAATTAAACAAGTAGTAATTAAAAAAGCACCCTAGGGTGCTTTTTTAATACCCAAAGAAAAACCCCGATGTTGACGCATCGGGGTTTTTTACAACTTAACCGGAGCAAGATTAAGGAGAAATACAATCTATGCCTGAAATTATAGCAGTAATTCTGCAAAAAGTAGAGGTAATTATGAAAGAACATGGCTACTGGAAAGTAACAGGATCTGTCTTGCTTGGCATTTTGATTTGGCAGTTTTCAAACATACTTAATGCAACTGCCAAATTGATTGAGGTCATTCGATGAAAGAAAAATATAATTGGTGGGATGCATGTAAGTCATCATTCATAATTTCCATACCAATCCTAATCTGGAAATTACCAGAAATCATTGCAGCGATTAAAGCCTAAAACCGACCATTTATAGGTCGGTTTTTTATTGCCTAGAGGAAAGTAAAAAATGGCACAAGAATCACGTCTCGTCATTGTAATTGATGCTAAAAATGCAGAGCGTAATGCGCGTAATCTAGGCAATGAATTAGATAGCATTGAACGCAAGGGTGACTTTGCGACTAAATCAATGGATGGATTATCAGTAGCTACTCGGCAGCTAGCAGGGTACATGGCTGGTTTGGTTACAGTCGGGGCAGCAGTTTCAAAGATGGATACTTACACTGGTCTTCAAAACCGTCTCAAATTAGTAACTAACAACCAAGTTGAGTTAAACAAGGCAACAGAAGATACCTTCCGAATTGCTCAAAAAACCTATTCAGCATGGGATTCTGTTCTACAGGTCTATCAGCGCTTTAGTGACAATGCTAAAACACTGAATTTAACCATGGATGACACTGCACGTTTGACTGAAACAGTGTCAAAAGCAGTAGCAATTAGTGGTGCAAGTGCATCAGCGGCAGACGCTGCATTGGTGCAATTCGGACAGGCTCTAGCAAGTGGGACACTACGTGGTGAAGAGCTTAACTCTGTAATGGAACAAACCCCAGCATTAGCAAAAGCAATTGCTCAGGGTATGGGTATTACTGTAGGTGAATTACGATCTGTAGCCGCAGAAGGGAAAATTACATCTCAAGAGATTGTAAAAGCACTCAGAAATGTAGAAAAAGATGTTGATGCACTCTTTGCAAAAACCGATATCACTATTGGGCAATCTTTAACGCTACTCAACAACGAAATTACTAAATTTGTTGGTGAATCAGGGAAAGGTTCTGGTGCAGCTCAAGTTCTTGCAGGCACTATCCAAACTTTAGCTAGCAACTTAGATGTTTTAACATCTGCAATGATGGTTGGTGGAGCATATTGGCTTGGAACCTACATTCCTGCAATTTATGCCTCTGGTGTTGCTGTAGCTGCAAAAACGAAGGAATTAGCAGCCCAAACAATAACGCAATATGCTGCAATTCAAGCTGAACGTTCTGCTGCTGCTCAACAAGTAATTAGCACTCAAGCAGTAGTTGCTAACACCCAAGCAACTTTAGCTGCTATTGCTGCTGAGAAGGCCTTAGAAGTACAGCGCCTAAAATCACAAATTACCGAAAAAGGCAGAACAGCGACATTAACTCGTATGGCTGAGTTAAAGAAAATTGAGGCTCAAGTTACGCGTGAATTGGCATTAGCAGAAGAAGCCCTAGCAGTAGCCCAATCAAGATCAGCCGCAGCCGGGGCTGCAAGTGTTGGAATTGGTGCACGACTACTCGGAGTTCTTGGTGGACCTGTAGGCATTGGTATTACTGTAGCTAGCTTAGCCGCTGGCTATTTGTTAATGCGAGACAACACAGCGGAAGCTAATAAAAAACTTGAAGAACAGGCTCGAGTTGCGGAAAAGACAGATGAGGCATTAAAGAAATTAGCTGGCAATGATAAAGCAAAGGCAGTTGATGATCTAACGGCAGCATTCAATGCCCAAAATGAAGCATTAGAGAAATCGTCACGTTCTGTTGCATCTGCATTAATTGATATCGAAAACTATGCTCGTGGCAATTGGGAAGTTGAAAAAATTTCTCAAGAGGCTCGTAAAGGAACTATCAGCTATACAGAAGCCATTGAGCGCTTAAATAAAATTAAGTTACCTACAGATCTATATGAAAACCTTAAAAAGCAAGCCGCGCAGTATGATGAGAACTCGTCAAAAGCGAATTTATCTGCGGAGAAACTGAAATTATTTACTGTTAATGTACAGCTTGCTGGCAACCAAGCACAAAATGCTGCTGTTCAAGTAAAGGGAAATACTGATGAGCTAAATAGCAATGCAAATGCAGCAGATAAAGCTGCAAAAGCACAGAAAGGGTATTTTGATAGCCTCCGTACTGAAGTTCTTAACTCTAATGAAGAGTTAGCTTTATTAAATCTTGGCTACAGTGAAGAAACTGTTAAGAAGATCATTGAGCTGCAAAAAGCTAAACAGGCTGTTGCTCCTCCTGGTACTACTGCAATTGTCACTAAAGAGGAGATGGATTTAGTTGCACAAGCTCAAAAGGCCCTTGATGTACTTAAAGATAAAAAGGATGCCCTAAATGATGCCGAGCGTAAGCAAACTAAAGAGCTAACAAAGCAAGCGGTATTGCTCGCAGGGAATAATGAGCGAGTGAGAAATATGCTTCGTGTATATCAGGCTTTCCGTAATGCTGGATTGGGAGATAAGCAAGCACGAGTAATGACAGCTCAAGTTGGGCGCGAGAATGATTTTAGAAATGAGGCAATGTTTGGTAGCCATAAGGATGAAAATAATGGTTATACAAATACTGGATTTATTTCTTGGCAAAAGACTCGCTCATCTAAACTCATGCAGTCCTTACAGGGACAAGGTGTTTTAGATAAAAATGGAAAAATCCAGCAAACCCAAGATGCTTTAGATGCGCAAGCTAAGTTTTTATTGCAAGAGGTTATGACTAATAAAAGTTATAGCAAGACTAAAAGCGCCCTTCTCAATGACGATTTGGACTATCGAAGTTTAGAAAAAATCGTGGGGAAAAATTTTATCGGGTGGGATTATGAAGGGAAAAAGCTTGGCAAAGATAAAGCTTCACAGCATTTAGCCAAACAAGACTCTTATTACAATCAGCTCAATAGGATTTTAGGAGCTAGCCCTGATGCAGCATCAAAAGCGATTGGTGATCTTTCTAAATTTGAAGATGAAGCCTACAAGGCGCGTGCTAAAACTCTAGAGGAAATAAAGCAGCTACAGGCAAGCTATGACTCGGATTCAGTTGCTAGAAGCAAAAAACGTGAGGAGGAAATCAACAAAGCAACCATTTTAGGTCAATCAAATTTAATCCCAAAAATTAATGAGCGTTATGATGCTGAAGACAAGTTAGCTCAAAAACAATTTGATTTTGAAGTAAATGGTTATAAGTGGACTGAAGAGGAAAAGCTTAAGTATACGAAGGAAACTAGTGCTTTAAGATTAGTGGCTGAAGGCAAGCTTTCTAAAGAACAATTGGATATTGCAAAAGAAGGTCTTGATCAGCAGTATCAGCATGAGTTGGAGTTGATCAACCTCACAAAGGCTGCACGTCAATCTGCATATGATCAAGCTAATTTAAAAGCATTACAGGAGTTGAAACAGCAAAGGGATCTTTTAGCAGCACCGCTTGGGCAAAGAGCTGGACTTTCTTTACAATTTGGAGAAAGAAATGCTCTTTCTGAAAACGACGCCACTCTTATTAATAAGGGTGACGAAGCTAAAATGAAGCTCAAGCAGAAAGAAATTGATCAGCTTGAATACAACAAGCGGATTGAAGATGCTGTTAGGATCCATGAAGAGAACAAATTCAAGATCCAAGAGGAGTACAATGAGAAGTATAGGGATTTGCAAAAGAACCAATATACTTCTCAACTGCAAATCTGGTCTAGCTTACTTAGCCAAGGCCAAGGAGTTTGGTCCAACTTAACTCAATCTGTAAAAGATGCTAGTGGCGAACAATCCAAGCGATATAAAACTATGTTTGCTATGCAGCAAGCATTTGCTATTGCATCAACGATTGTTTCTGCGCATCTGGCAGCTGCACAAACTACTGCTGATATTACTCTTCCTTTCGTTGGTAAAGTCCCAGCAGCAACGGCAATCTTAGGCTTTGGATATGCTCAAGCAGGCCTAATTGCAGCACAAACTATCGCTGGTTTCTCAGACGGTGGTTATACAGGAAACGGCCTTAAACATACTCCAGCTGGCATTGTGCATAAAGGTGAGGTTGTTTGGTCTCAAGAAGATATCAAACGCTGGGGAGGAGTAAGTGTTGTTGAGAACATGAGGCAAAGTAATCCAAATGGGTATGCTAACGGTGGCTATGTATCAAACAATCAAACGGATGCAATTGCAACAGTTAGAGAGCATAGACAATTTGATGCGATTAATTCTGGAAGAACTGAGAAGTCTCAACCTACTGTTACCATTATCAATAAAACATCAGAAAAAGTGGATGCTACCTCTGAATGGGATGGTAAGGAGTTAACAGTTATCTTAAGAGAGTATCAGAAACAAAATGAGGCAATGGTGGATGCAAAGATTGAAAAACGATTCCGAATGTCCAAACGACAAGGGTGGTAGGTATAAAAAAGAAGCCTTAAAGGTTTCTTTTTTATTTGAAGCTAGAACTTTAGCGGTTCGCAAGAAATCTATTCTATTGTAGGTGGTTGGGTAATTGATTCTTCTTAATGTATTTAAGATTGATAGTTAATTAACCAGTTGTTAAATTACCCCTAAACATAGGGGTTCTTTTATGAAAAAGATAATTATTTTAAGTTTTATAGCTTTATTAGATGGATGTGTATCTACTGCTAATTTCTTTGAGCTCAGCCCAACTAAAACCAGTAACTTTGGGTATTGGACAGGCGCTCATTCAAATGTTTCTGTAGCAACATTGAAGTTAGAACAAGATGGAACTGGAATTATCTGCCAAGATTACCAAGGTGTAGCGAAGGTTCAATCTATTAAGAAGGTAGACAATAAAATTTATACCCAAGATGGAAGCTTTTGGACTATTAAAGTTGAAAGCCCTACAGACCTTGAAATAGCATACGGTTTAGGTGGTAGCTACAAGCTGATTAAAGATGATCAAAAAGCACATATTACTCCTGCATGCAAAGCAAAAATTAATTAAATATTAAAATGTAAGAAGCTCGACCAAGTGTCTGGTTTTCTATTTCTGAATAAAACACTTAAATAGAAGTGCACGTATAAGAGAGAACAAACAAAGAGCTGCCTAAGGGCGGCTTTTTTTAAAGCTGCACTTATAGAAGGGAACAACCACCTTCGGGTGGTTTTTCTATTACTGAATGCGAAAAACCGTATGAGGAATTAAAGAAGATGGGATTTTAAAATCCTAAAAAGCAAAAACCCCAGTGTTGGTAGCGCTGGGGTTTTTTAATCAACCTAACTCGTCAAAATTAAGGTGAAAAACAATCTATATGGAAGATTTTATCAAATTAATTAACTGGTGTCTAAAGGAAATGAATGAAATGAAAGCATGGCGCTTTGTTGCGATCCTTATCACTTTGATTATCTGTACATATCTTTGGAAAATGTAATGAAACTAAATATTTAAACCGACCCATTTAGAGGTCGGTTTTTTTATGGATTCAATTTATGAGCAACCTTAAATTCACTTTCGAATGCGACTTAGACGGAAATAGTAATACTCAGCGCTTTAATACGTTATCAAGCAAATTTGGTGACGGTTATGAACAAAACATTGCTGTAGGTATCAATAACCGATCTGGTGAATGGACTTATCAAAGAACGGCTTATAAAGCCGAAATTATGCAAATCAAAGCATTCTTCGATCAGCATAAAGGCGCTGAGTCGTTTCTATGGGATTCGCCATTAGACGGTGAGGTACGAGTTAAAACAGGTGAATATCAACCCCGTTGTCTAGGTGGTGATGTTTGGCAAATCTCAACGACATTCACCCAAGTTTTTTACCCTTAACTTTAAATCTCTTCAAAGCCCCTATTTAGGGGCTTTTTTTATGCGAGTAAGAAAATGACGATTCAAACTGTTAATCTTGGTTCAGCTCCGACTGGCGCAGGCGGTGATACATTCCGTTCAACTGGCGCAAAATTGAATGAAAACTTTACGAATAACACCCATGCAGCTAGTCGATATGTAGGTACTGCTGCTGGTAATGTTATGGAGGTGGGTGCTTTTGGAGTTGGAAAGTCAATTCTATTAGGTAGTCAAAAATTATCAACATTGAGGGGAAATGGTAATGCCTTTTATTGGCAAAATAATGGTAATAATATTTCAAGTGCTGGAGACTATCCAGACAACGATTCTCAGGCAATTATTAATTTAGATGTTAACGATTCAACTGATGCTTGTGCACAATTAAGCATAACACATAACTCCGATTTTTATGTCAGGTCTGTAAACTGGAATGTAAATACGTTTCAGCCGTGGCGTAAAATCTTGTCATCAAAAAATACAACAGTTGATGCTAATGGGTTTATTAAAGCAGCATCCCCAATTGTTAAGTTATATGCAGATAAAATTGAACCTAACGATGAAGCTGCTGAACAGCCACTTTCATTTGAGAAACTAGACATTGGGCACTACTTGCTAAAAGGAACGTCAGGTTTTGCAACGGAAGGTTGGTATATCGAAACGCCAAAAGATGCTAACGGGAACATTCTTTTTGCTGTGATTTATCAGCAGTTAGAAAATAAAGATATTGAAATCAAAACTTTTAAAAAGAAGTTTGATGTTGAGTCTGCTTCAATTATTGCTGATTTGGATAATCCAGTTGATATTTCAACGGGTCGCTGGATCGATATTCGCTTGCAAGAAATTCCTAAACCAGTACCCGAAATGCCAGTGGTGACAGAAAATGACCCTGAATAGTGATTTCCAGAAGCTGTATGTAGATGGATTAATCCATTTGTATGAACTAGATGCCAGCTCACTTGGAGCTGGCATTTTACGTTTCCACGGGCATATAGCTTTTCAAGATTGGGAAAAAATTTACTCATCGATCGGATCTGAAGGATTGATCGGGGCAGACTCTGGAAGCATTGGAAAGATTTTTGACACCGGTGATCAGAAAGTATGGAACCGCAATATTATCTGGCAAGGTCAAGTATTTGAGCCAATGGCACTCGAAGTAAGTGGCCTTGAAATGAGTTCAACAGGTAAAGCTTCAGCGCCGACATTGACAATGGCAAACAATATTAACGGTATTCAACATGCTGTTTCTGCTTATTGTCTGCAATTTAAAGATTTTGCAGGTGCAAAGCTAAAAGTTATTACTACTTTGGCTAAATATCTAGATGCTGAAAACTTCACAGCAGGCAATCTTTCAGCATCAAACGAGTCTAAAGAACAAACTTGGTTTATAGAGCAAAAGACATCGGAAAATGCTCAGCAAGTAACTTTTGAGCTGTCTAACCCGATTGATTTTGAAGGTTTGAAAATTCCTGTACGTCAAATTACTTCTTATTGTAGTTGGGAATATCGCGGGGAAGAGTGTGGTTACACCGGGGCAGCTATGTTTACCGAGAAAGATGAGCCAACAGACAACCCTGCTTTAGATCGTTGCTCATACAGATTGTCTGGTTGTGAATGTCGATTTAGTAAAAACAAGCCTTTACCCTTTGGCGGATTCCCAGCTTCAAGCATGTTGTGAGGTCTTATGAAACTGACAGCAAAAATTAAAAAAGCCATTATGGCCCATGCTGATGCATGTTACCCGCATGAAAGCTGTGGGGTGATTGTCGAAAAGCAATATATTCCTTGTCGCAATATCGCTGAACAATCTGATCAGTTTGAAATACATCCCGAAGACTTGGCAAGTGCTGAAGATCAAGGCGAAATCTTAGCTTATGTGCACTCTCATCCAGATGGAACAACAAAAGCTTCGGAACTTGATCTGATTCAAATTGAATTACATCAAAAGCCGTGGGTAATTTGTTCGTATCCGGATCTTGATTTTCAAGTCTACGAGCCTTGCGGTTATCGCGCCCCCTTAGTGGGGCGTAATTATTTTCATGGCTGGCAAGATTGCTATGCGCTTGTACGTGATTTTTATAGTCGTGAATTAGGTATAGAGCTTATGGATTTTAAGCGGGATGATGCATGGTGGGAAGATAAAGACCATCCATCACTTTACCTTGAAAATTACGAAAAAGCAGGTTTCTTTGAAGTTGGTAAACCAGAATATGGCGATATGTTGGTTTGTCGGGTTGGACGTACAGAACATCCAAATCATGCAGTTATATGGTTGGGTAATAATGGGCAGCTTAAATCGGAACAAACTGAGCATTGCATCGGTTCAAGTTTAATCCTTCATCATCCGTATAACCGTAAATCTGTGCGGGAAATATATGGTCAGCAATGGCATGAGCGCACGATAAAAATCTTGAGGCATAGAGATGTTAAAAACAATTAAGTTGTACGGCATTCTAGGGCAAAAGTTTGGTCGTGAATTTAAGCTCGATGTCGCAAATACGCGTGAAGCCATGCGTGCATTATCTGTTCAGATCGCTGGCTTTGAACACTTTATGTTGCATGCACATGAGCAGGGCCTACGCTTTGCCGTGTTTCTAAAAGGAAAGAACTCGAGTAATAAGCGAGGCAAGAAACGTCCAGCAATTTACGATCATGAAACAAAGCGCTTAATCACTGGTGACAATATTGGTGAAGAGCAGCTAGACATGAATACTTATACAGACACTATTCATATCGTCCCGCGTGTAATGGGAGCTGGTGGTAATAGTGGAGTCTTACAATTAGTTCTTGGAGTAGTTCTGATTGTTGCAGGTGTGATGACTGGCGGTACGTCTTCAGCTTACGGTGTTGCATTAATTGGCGCTGGTGCAGGCATGGCTATGGGAGGTGTTGCTTCTATGCTCATGCCGAAAGCCCAAACTACTCAAAATCAAAATCAAGACGGGAACCGGGCAAACTTTGGTTTTGGTAGTGCGGTTACAACAGCCGCTCAAGGTTATCCAGTACCGATTCTCTATGGTAGACGTGAAGTCGGCGGCTTCGTTTTAAGTGCTGGTCAATATCCAGAAGATCAGATGTAATTTTTAAGTTAGTTATAGGCGCTTTTTGGCGCCTTTTTTATTGCGTGGGATTTGATATGACAGTGATGGTAAAAGGCGCAAAAAAGGGAAACCAGCAACCAAGACAACCAGTAGTTGCACCAGACTCCGCACAATCTAAAACTTATATAAAAGAGTTGATTGGTCTAGCGGAGGGTGAAGTCGAGGGATTAGCAAACGGCTATCAATCAATTTTGCTTGAAGATACTCCGTTGCAAGATGAAAACGGCAACAAGAACTTTGAAAACGTTACTGTTAATTTTAGATCCGGAACAAACGATCAAGAATACATTGAAGGCTTCCCGGCAGTTGAAAATGAAATCCCGATTGACGTAGAGCTTAAATCATCTACACCTTGGGTGCGCTCTTTTAACAACCTAGATCTTGATGCAGTACGTTTACGTTTACGTTGGGGTCCACTACGCAACCAAGACCCAACAACGGGTGATGTTACTGGCTATACCATTGAATACGCGGTGGACTTGCAAACTGATGGCGGAGCATGGTCAGAAGTATTAAGAGCAAAAATTTCAGATAAAACATCTGATAATTATGAGCGTCCACATCGTATTGACTTACCCAAAGCCGATTCAGGCTGGCTCGTTCGTGTTCGCCGAATTACTCCCAACTCAACATCCGAATATATCAGCGACAAAATGTATGTTAAGGCTGTCACTGAAGTTATAGACGCTAAATTACGCTATCCAAATACAGCATTAGTTTCACTGCAATACGATGCTGAAACATTCGGTGGATCAGTCGCAAAATTAGCGGTTGATTTGAAGGGTGTAAAAATCAAAGTCCCAACGAACTACAACCCTGAAACCCGCGAATATGTTGGCATGTGGGATGGTACTTTTAAACGCGCATATTCAAACAACCCGGCTTGGATTTACTATGATCTTTGCACATCTAAGCGGTATGGAATTGGTGAGCGAATTACAGATGGAATGCTTGATAAATGGTCTTTATACCGTTTAGCCCAATACTGTGATGAGTTGGTACCAGACGGGTTGGGCGGTCAAGAACCACGTTTCACATGTAACATTTATCTTCAGAGCGCTGAAGATGCTTATAGCATTCTTACAAAATTAGCTGGTGTTTTTCGAGCTATTACTTATTGGGATGGGGATAGCATTGTTTGTGATGCTGATATTCCACAAGATACCTATTTCACTTATACGCGTGCCAATATTATCGGGGAGCCGGATCATAATGGTACACGCGCCCGTGATAGACATAATGCAGTAAAAGTAGCTTGGGATAACCCAGCCAATCACTATAAGACTGAATATGAATTTGTGCGTGATGAAAAAGCTATTTCTGAAATGAAACAGGTGCGCTTACTCGAGCTTGATGCTTGGGGCTGTACATCGCGTGGGCAAGCACAACGAGCAGGCCTGTGGGCTTTAAAGTCTGAACAACTTGAAACACGTACTGTGACTTTTAAAGTTGGATTAGACGGCCATATTCCTTTGCCAGGTAAAGTGATTGAATTTGCGGATCCTATTTTTGCTGGAAGAGCAAACGGTGGTCGCATTTCAGCAATTTCAGCAGATCGAAAAAGCATTACTCTTGACCGTGATGATGTGGTCGCAGTAGCGGGTGATAGACTCATCATTAATGGAGAAAACGGGAAAGCTCAAACTCGTATTGTCCAAGCAATTACAGGCCGCGTCATAACTGTTTCTGTAGCTTTTGATGAAATTGCACCTCAAAACGTATGGGTTATTGATGCTCAAGATTTGGCAACGCTTAAATTTAGGGTTTTGTCAGTAGTTCAAAGTGATTCACATCAATTTACTATTACAGCGCTTGAGTACAATCCGAAAAAGTTTGATGCAATTGATCATGGCGCTCATTATATCGATGTGCCAATTTCAATTGTTAATCCCAATATTCAAGAACCAGTTTCAAATATTGTTATTACAAGCGAAGATCGGGTGGATCAAGGTATTAATGTTGCCACCATGGTTGTGTCTTGGACGCAAGCAAAAGGTGCGGTTAAGTATCTGGTTGAATGGCGGAAAGATGATGGTAGCTGGATTAAGCTGCCAGTTACCGGCAATAACTCAATTGAGTTGCCGGGTATTTATGCTGGCAACTATCAAGCAAAAGTTACAGCGGTTAATGCTTCGGATATTTCCTCTTTACCAACTTATTCAGTTGTCACTAAGCTTAATGGCAAGCAAGGTTTGCCACCAGCTTTAGCATTCATCCAAGCAACAGGTATTTTGTTTGGTATGCGCCTAAATTGGGGTTTTCCTGCAACTGGCGCACTTGATACGGCTTATACCGAGATTCAAGTTTCACCGGATGGTACCAGCAACATTGCTCAATTGGGTTTATTTGCTTATCCAACGACAACACATACTTTGCAAGGTTTACAACCTAACTTAACTCAATTCTATCGTGGCCGTTTGATTGATAGAATCGGAAATATTGGGCCATGGTCGGATTGGACTCATGCGACAACTTCTGCCGATGCTACAGATGTTCTTGAGCTCTTAAATGATCAAATCAGTGAAACTCAACTTAGTCAGGATTTAAAAACTAAGATTGATCAAATTGAGACTATTGATGTTCAGATTCCTGAGATTAAGCAGGACATCAAGAATACCAAAGACCAAATTTCGCAAGAAGTTAAAGACCGTAAAGACTCTGTTCAGCAGGCTGTAGATCAAGCAAACAATAACCTTACGTTAGAACGCGATGCGCGAATCAAAGATATTGATTCAACAAATCAGTTGATAGCTCAGGAAGTTCAAGACAGGATTAATGCTGATTTTTCAGAACAAAAGGCACGTGAAGCTGCAATTCTTGCAGAAGCAAAGTTGCGTGATACGGCTATTACTTCTGAAAAAGAAGAGCGTATTGAAGGTGATGAACATCTCTCTCAGAGAATTGAAGCGGTTAGTGCTAGTTCTTCAGATAATGCAGCCGCAATTCAACGTGAGGAAAAGGCAAGAACTGATGCTGATAGTGCATTGGGTCAAAGAATTGATACTGTGGTTGCACAAGCTGGCGATAATGCAGCAGCAATACAACAGGAAGCAATAGCCCGTGCTGATGCTGACTCTGCAAATGCATTATTAATTGAAACAGTGAGAGCTGAGTCAGTTGAAAATGATGTTCAAACTCGCGCACTAGTTACAAATGAAAGTAATGCGCGAATTGATGCAGATAAAGCATTGGCTGAACGTGTAACAGGTGTTGAGGTCGTAACTAAACCAGCGTTGATTGGCTCAGAATCTGAATTAATCGGCAATGATGGTGGTTATGCGGGTGTCTGGTCAATTTTATCTGCTGTACAAGAAGGAGATTTATTACAAGCAAAACGTACAGATCAAGTAATTGTTTCTATAAATCAAAATGCTGCAAGCATAAATTCAGAGCAAATTGCGCGTATTGAGGGCGACAAAGTTATTGCTAAAGCTCTAACTGATTACAGTGCAAGTAATGATCAGGCTCTTGCGAATGTTCGACAAAGTGCTGAATCAGCCGTGTCTAAGTCTGAAAGTAATGCTCAGGCTTTAACTGCACTCGACAGTCGTGTGAATATAGCTGCAACAGATGCAAGTGAAGCAAAGCAGAATGCAGCAAGTGCGATAAGCAAAGCCGAAATAGCCGTATCACAAGCTGATTCAGCGGCATCGATTGCACAACAAGCACATGCAGAAGCATCTGCAGCAAGTTCAACTGCAAGTAATGCAGTTAATACGGCAAATGGTGCAGCAGCTAATGCGAATGAAGCGAAAACGAATGCAGCAACCGCATTATCTCAATCGAGTGCAGCAGCTTCTCAATCAGCTGCCAATGCAGAGCAGATCCAGTCTATTAAAGTCGATTTGGGGGGCAAGGCAAGCACTGGTGCACTGGAGCAAGTCAAATCTGATGTGAGAGACGTTGATAATAAGATCACTGCTCAAACAACTCGTATTGACGGTGTTTACGCTCAACTCAACCCGCCTTTGATTGGTTCAGAATCTGAATTGGTAGGTAATGAAGGAGGTTATGCGGGTGTCTGGTCAGAGCAATCGGCGCGTATTGAGGGTGATCTTGCTGTAAGTAAGCGAGTTGATTCGACCACTGCAGAATTGGGGGATTTACAAGCTTATACACGGCAAGAAGTGCAAGCGCGCATTGATGGCGATAAGGTTACAGTCCAAAAGGTTGATAACTATATTGCCAGCAATGATAGTGCTCTTGCGGCAGTTCGAGATACTGCAAAACTGGGTGTCGATCAATCGTCAGCAAACATTGAAGCTATCAAGAACATCAATATTGAGTTGAAAGACAAAGCCACTACGGGTGACATTGTTCAAGTTAAGTCAGACATTAAAGATGTTGATAACAAGATCATAGCTCAGACTACCCGTATTGACGGTGTTTATGCTCAGTTAAATCCACCTTTAATTGGCTCTGAATCTGACTTAATCGGAAATGAAGGAGGTTATGCAGGCGTATGGTCAGAGCAATCTGCACGTATTGAAGGCGATTTGGCCCAAGCTAAACTTACTGAACAGCTTTCTGCTCAGATGAATGAGAACAATGCCGTATTCAAGCGCCAGCTCGAGGCAAATTCAAGTGCTATTTCTTCAACGATTAAAGTAACGGAAACGTTAAATACAAAAGTCGGTGAGAATAGTGCGTCTATTCAAAATGTCAGTGAAAGTGTTGATGGCATCTATGCTCAGCAGTTTACAAAGTTCGATGTAAATGGCCATGTTTCTGGTCATGGATCAATGAATGATGGTACGACTTCTACTTTCATTTTTAACTATGATTGCATCCAATTTGGCACACCTGTGGGTATTGACGGTATAGAGCCAAAGCCATTAATGACACTGCAAAATAAGCCAGTGACTTTGCCAAATGGCACTGTTATTCCGCGTGGTTTGTATGTCGATAATGGTAGTTTTGGATATATCAATGCCAATCGGATCTGGGCAGAAAACTTAAGTGTTATTAGTGCGGACTTGGGAACAATTAAAGTCAAAACTGCGAATATTGAAGATGGCGCAATTGATACTCTAAAGATCAAGGATGAGGCTGTAACTGTACCGATAGGAGTTAAAGCAATTGATATCAAAACTATCAATAGTTTTTCAGGAGGATCAACTGGTGGGTTGCCTAATAATGATTTTAATAACCACCTATCAGCGTGGGAAAATCATATAGGTACACTTTTACAAGTAACGTTAAATAGAAGTGGTGGAAAAGTTAGAATTGATGCTTCAGTAAATATTTGCACACCTACTTTTGGCGCTTTTAGTGTAAGTGACGGACGAGGTAATCCAATTGCAGCTAACGATAGGGCAATGGCTTCCTTTTATATTTCAATATATAAAAATGGGTCTTTAATTGGCAGAGGCTCTCTGGGCGCGAATATTGAGACTGGTAATATTAACGTTAATTTTAATGGTACAGCGGTTATCGTTTCAGCTATTGATGATAACAGTACTATTGGCAATGTTACCTACACACTTAAAGCAGGATTTGCTCGACAGGAGGGCGTTAATATCCCATTAAATGTGGAATCAAGAAGCAACTTTATGATTACTTCAAGAACATTAAGTGTAATTGAAATGAAGAAATAACAGCACCCAATTGGGTGCTTTTTTATTGCCTAAACGAAAGGGGGAAGGCATGACTGAAAATGAATCATACGGGTTGAGATTTGAAAAGAAAATCGACTCCATTCAGAGTGATATTCGCATGTTGTCAGATCATGTTACTCGACTGACTTTCATTAATGAAGCGCACAAAGAGACTAGCGAACAGAACAAAAAAGATATCGATACATTGGATATCAAAGTCGCCAATTTAGAAAACCGCACAGCAGCGCAAGATGGTGGAATTTCTGTATTGCGTGTACTGCTTGGCATCTTTGCAGGAATCGTATTTTCGCTGTGCGCTTGGGTTGGATCTTCAATTATTCAATTAAGCCAAGATCAATCTTTAATTAAAGAGAAAGTATCACGGTTAGAGGAAGCAGGACGATGAATAGTGAAAACACAAGAGCTTATCTAGCTTTCGCATTAGTGGGACTGATGTTTGTTTTAGTGATTGCTTTATTTTTTGTGGATATGCCGCGAGAAAACAGCAATCTGATTAATACGGCATTGGGTTTTATTGCTGGGGCTATGACAACAGCATGTGGGTTTTATTTTGGTAGCTCTGAGTTAGAGAAAAAGAAAGGTGAATCCAATGACAACTAAACCATTCTTCGATGCTGCCCGAGTAATTGCAGGCGGCAAGCTTACACAGGCGCAAGTAGACGATCTAAATAAAGTGGTCGAAAAACTTGCACCAGGTGGAAAAACTACAAGTGATGATGGTATAGATTTAATAACTAGTTTTGAAGGCACGCGATTCAATGCTTACGATGATGGTGTAGGGGTTTGGACCATTGGTACTGGCACAACAGTTTATCCTAATGGCGTGAAGGTTAAGAAGGGCGATGCTTGTACAGCAGAACAAGCTAAGACTTACTTTAAACACGACTTAGCTAAATTTGAAAAGACTGTAAATGAATCGGTCACTGTGCCTTTAACTCAAAATCAGTTTGATGCTTTGGTATCGCTGACTTATAACATCGGCTCAGGTGCTTTTAATAATTCAACCTTATTAAAAAAACTGAATAAAGGTGACTATCAAGGTGCTGCTGATCAGTTCCTTGCATGGAAAAAGGCAGGTGGTAAGGTTTTACCCGGTTTAGTTCGTCGTCGAGAAGCAGAGCGAGCACTCTTTTTAAAGAAGTAACTTATATGTGCAAACGTACCAAAGTTGCATCGATCATCACATTGCTGTGCCTCCTTTTCTCAGGTTGCACAGCTCACACTATTAATAGTAATGTGAATGTCTCGATTTGTGTAAGGGCTTTGTGATGTCGCAAGTCATGATCATGGTTTCGGAAGCGGGCAGGATGGAGAATACTTGCAATCTACCCGCTGATTTAGATAAGAACGGTAATGTTCTTAAAATCTATGACTACTCATTAAAAGAGTTGCCAATTAATTTGGATGGAACTGTCACTTACAACGGTAAAAGATGGACCTTTGATAAGAAGCAAAACTTTTAGTCTTTCCAGCTATCTACAATGTCAGCCCAATCTTGCAACATCTTGCGTCTGCTTTCCAAATACTTTGCATGGTTATAAGTAGCACGAGTTTTGTTCCCATCCGCATGTGCTAACTGTTTTTCAATCCACTTATCATCGTAATCTTTTTCATTTAAAAGCGTGGATGCTGTAGCACGAAAATCATGTGCAGTTACATCAGATAAGCCAATATAATCAAGCATTTTATTCATTGTGGTAGCTGAAAGCATTCCATCTTGATAAATGGCAGGAAATACATATTCTCTGTTGCCAACTAAACTACGTTGCTCTTGAAGAATGTTGAAGACCTGATCAGACATTGGGACGATATGTATGCGCTTCTTTTTCATCATCTCTTTGGGAAATGTGATAGTTCTA